AAATATTCTTCAAAAGTTTTTAAAAGTCTTTTTTTCATTTTATTTTTATTCATTTTTTTCTCCGTTAAATTTAGGGTTTCTTTATGGCACAACCCCTTAACCATTACTCTCTTTTAGATATATTTTTTGGGTGATAGAATCCAATAGGTCTACAACCTAAAGTATCACACTTAATTCTTTTTGGTGTAATTGCTAAGACAACTCCAGCTATTTCACAAGTATCATCAATCATTGGCATCTTACACCAAACTTTATCACCAATTTTTAAATTATCATTTTCCATATTTTAAATATATACAATTAATTTAATAAAATAAACCTTTTTTTTATTTTTTTTATTTTATCGCTTAAAAGCTACGGATATTAAGGGTTTGAAGAAAAAGTTTTTTTTTGGTTTATTTATTGAATTTATTTATTATAATAAATTATGATATTAATTTTAAAAAACCGGAAAGAAAAAAAATGTCGTATAATATAAAAAAACTTACAGATAAATATGGTGAGTTGTCCAAACAAGAACTCAAGTATTTAAGAACTTGTAATAGTCTTGAGAGGTGGGAAACCAAACATACTATCTCATTTAATAAACTAAAAAAACTTCGTGCCCAAAAAAGAAGATTTGAAAAACAAGTAAGCATATTAGAATTGCTTATAAAATTTGGAGGGTTTAAATAATGGAAAAATTTACCCGAACTAAATTAACCACATGGCAACTACCCATAAAAATGCAAATACAACATTATATAGATATTGCCAAAGAAAATGGTCATAAACTACCTAGAGAAATAGCCAAGAAAATGCTAAATGAAAGTAAAAAACAAGAGATTTGGATTAATGATAAATACCAAGTAAATATATTACGAGGTAAAGATTGTGACCAATATATTCATATGGAAGATTTCAAAGGTAAATGTGATTATATCTCTATTAAAACACTAGATAAAAAACCAATACACGATTGGAGAGATTTACAAGAAATTAAAAATGAACTATGCGGCAAAGAAAGAGAAGCATTAGAAATTTATCCATCAGAACACAGATTGGTTGATACCGCAAATCAATATCATCTTTGGGTAATACCAAAAGATACACAAATACCATTTGGATTTACACATAGAGAAGTTCACACAAAAGTACAAGATGGAGGATTCCAAAGAGTAGGGCAAAGGGGTAAAGATGAAAATTAAACTATCAAACGAAAAAATACCAAGAGGAAGAAAAATGGTGAATAATGAATTTATCAAAACGATAATAGTGAACAATAAATATATTGGTTCTATTGTTTTTCTTGAAGAAAATAACCAATTTGCAAATCTTCTTAAAATTACAATTGAAAAAGAATATCGCAATAAAGGTATAGGAACATTTATTATAAATCAATTAATAAATACCTATAAGGAATTCAGAGTTTTGGATATTAACCCCACAGCTATAAATTTTTGGAAAAAATGGAATGTAAAAATAAAAAGAGACTCTGAATACAGATTTTATACTACTATTAAAAAAAACTAAACCACTTGCGCTAATTATACTACTGTGGTAATAGTTTATTTATGCCAATACCAAAACCAACTGGAACAGAGTCAGAAGATGAATTTATGGGAAGATGTATGGCAAGCCCAGTAATGCAAGATGAATATGCAGATACGGAAAAACGGACTGCAATTTGTTTAGGGAGTTTCAGAGATAACAAAAAGGGTGAACCTATGATACAAGATGAAATTGCTGAACAAGAAGAAAAAACAACCCCCCAAAAATCTCAAACAGAGTTTAAATATTTAGATGTTCCATTAGAAATTAAAATGCCTAATGAAGAAGATGGAATATTTAGTGGGTATGCTTCAATATTTGGAAATAAAGATTTGGGAAATGATATTGTGCAAAAAGGGGCTTTTTTAAAATCACTTGGAAAAAAAAGACCAAAGCAAATTAAAATGTTATTCCAACATAAAACAGATGAACCAATAGGAATATATAAAAAAATAGAAGAAGATGAAAAAGGTTTATATGTTGAAGGTCAATTAGCTATGGGTACTCAAAGAGGTAGAGAGGTACATGAGTTAATGAAGATGGGTGCTATTGATGGATTATCCATTGGATATAAAATGGATGGAGATGGTTATGAATGGAATAATGGTGGAGATAGAAGAAAATTAAAAGAAATTGATTTGATGGAAATTTCAGCGGTAACTTTTCCTATGAATCCTAAAGCGAGGGTTCGTAAAGTAAAGGGAACTGAAATAACGATTCGTGAATGGGAAGAAGTTCTGCGAGATGTAGGTGGACTTTCTAGGACTGAATCAAAAATTGCGGCAAAAGCCGTAACAAAGGCACTTGGTCAACGAGATGTTGAAGAAGATAAGCCAGAGATAATAAATGCAATTAATAACTTAACTAAACTTTTACAAGGAGATAAGTAATGTCAGAAGATAAAGATACTGATGTTAAATCTGCTGTTGATTCAATGGGTAAAGCCTTTGAGGAATTCAAAGACACCAATGATAAAAGATTAGCAGATTTAGAAAAAAAAGGTTCAACGGACCCACTTGTTGAAGAAAAACTTGAAAGAATTGAAAAGTCAATGGATGGTTTAGAAGATGTAAACCAAAAAATTGTTACTGCTCAAAAAAATCAAGAAAAATTTGACGAGAAAATTGCTACATTTGAATCTATGCTTAAAAGACCAAATGTCGCTGGTTCAGTTGAAGAAATTGATAAAAAAGTAGCCGTCTTTGATAGATGGTTAAGAAAAGGTGAAAGAAAATTAGGTCCAGAGGAAATCAAAGCATTGACTGTTTCTGATGATACTCAAGCTGGTTTTCTGGCTCCACCTGAATATGTTAGAGAACTTTTGAAAACTCTTACTGAGATTTCACCAGTTCGTTCTGTAGCTAGGGTAAGAGCAACATCACAAAGAAGTGTTCAGATTCCTGTACGAAGCGCAACATTTACTGCAAGTTGGACAGCTGAATCCGCAACAAGAAGTGAAACTACTGGATATACAACTCAATTGGAAGAAATTCCTTGCCACGAAGTATATGCATTAGTTGATATTTCAGAACAAGAACTAGAAGATTCTGTTTTTGACCTAGAGTCAGAAATGCAATCAGAATTTTCAACACAGTTTGCAAAAGCTGAAGGTCTTGCTATGACAACTGGAGATAAAATTAACAAACCAGAGGGATTCACTACGAATATTTCTAGTTCTGTTACTGGTGGCTCTGGTGCAGTTACAGCTGACACTTTAGTTACTCTTGTTCATTCTTTAAAAACACCTTATAACCAAAATGCAGTTCTTGCTTTTAATAGAAATACATTAGCGGCTATAAGAAAACTTAAAGATGGAAATAACCAATATATCTTCCAACCGGGAATGACTCTTGTTGGTGGTATGCCAAATACTATTCTTGGTGTTCCTTATGTTGAAATGCCAGATATGGCTGATGTAGCATCTTCTGCTGTTTGTGTAGTTTACGGAGATTTCAGAAGTGGATATATGGTTGTAGATAGAGTAAATCTTTCAATACTTCGTGACCCATTCACTCAAGCAACTTCTGGTAATGTAAGATATGTTGCTAGACGCAGAGTTGGTGGACAAGTAGTCTTGAATGAAGCATTCGTTAAATATGTACCAAGCTAGGATGAAAGGAGAAACTAATGAATTACGATTTAGCAAATAACACAGCAGTTGCCCTTTCTTATAAACCTACAGTTACAACAGCCGCCGCAAATGGCACTGGTGTTGACTTGCAAGGGTATAAAAGTGCAACTTTGGTCGCTTATATAGGAGCAGAAGGAGATACATTATCTGGTTCTGTTTATTTTGAAATTTCAATTGAACATTCTGATGATAATTCAGATTGGTCTGATTGTGCTCAAGCCGATATTACTAATGGCACTATTGCCGCTGGTGGTATCTGGTTAAAAGTTGATGGTACTGGTACTGCTGGTACTTCTGGTAATCCAGATTCAACAGGTACAGTTACTCAAGTGGGATATATTGGTGGTAAAAGATATGTTAGAGGAGTAATCGCTAAAACTGGAACACATTCAACAGGAACACCTATTGGATTGTTGGTAGTTAAAGGTGATGCAATTCACTCATCTGACAATGCTATTACTGCTCATAATGCATAAGTGATAATAGACTGGGATATGTGGGGATATATTTCCCCACTTATCTTTTAAATTACAGGAGATTTTTATGGCATATAAAATGATTAATAAAGTGGTTGGAATAAATGACCCAAATGGTGTCACAACAAGAGTATATGAATTTGATGAGGTTATTCCAGATACAGAAGAATGGCAAAAACAATTGGGAGAAAGATTTGTTCGTGATGGTAATGCAATTATTATTGAACCTGAAGTTTCAATTCCACATACAAAAAAAGATGCATACGATAGTTTGCCATCAGATGTAGAGCCATCAGCAAAATCTAAAACAAAGACAAAGAAATCAAAAAAAACTTTCTGGTCTAAAAAGTAGAGGTATATAATGTCAAGAGGTTTAACAGCTGATTTCTTGACAGAATTATCAGCAAGTTCTTTAAAACCTTTTTATGCAATCAATGCTGAATTTCAAGAGGGTGATATAAGGTTATGGACTGGTTATGGCGATCTCACCATAAATTCAGAAACCTATACTGGGAGTGGTTCATTTCTAAATATATCAGGAGTAGAAGAAACAGCAGAAATAAAAGCAACATCATTATCAATTGCATTATCTGGTGTTGATTCCTCTATTTTAACTGCCGCAATTAATGCAAATTATCAAAATAGAACATTAACATTATATTTAGGTATGTTAAATGAAAGCTATGGTGTAATTGCCGATGTTTACCAATTTTTTCAAGGAAGAATGGATACAATGACCATAAATGATGCTGGTGAAAATTCTTCAATAACATTAACAGTAGAATCACGATTAATTGATTTAGAAAAACCAAATGAGAAAAGATACACAAACGAAGATCAAAAAACATTATTTTCCACAGACAAAGGATTGGAATTTGTAACTGATTTACAAGACAAAGAAATAGTATGGGGTAAAGAATCAAAATGAGAGTAGAAAATTGGGAAACAAAGTTATCAGATTACATTGAACGGGCAAGGAACAAAAAATTTGACTGGAAATCTAATCATTGTGGACAATTTGTCTTGGAATGGGAAAAAATACTAACTGGAACTACAAAATTTCCAGAATTTTATAAAAAAGTTAAATCTTTGGAAGAAGTAAAAGAAAAACTCAAAGAATGTGGTTTTAAAAGCTGGATAACAATGTGTAATAGCCGATTAACAAGAATTAATACCAAATTGGCTCAAAGAGGGGATTTGGTGGCTATAAGGCAGAAAACAAGTTTTTGTTTAGGCATATGTTTAGGAAAAAATTGTGCTCTATTGGGCGCTGATAATATTAAATTTATTTTAATAGATGAAATTAAATATGCTTGGAGGTGGTTTTAGATGGATTTTGTTTCCAAACCATTTAAAAGCGCTGGTCGTGCAGTTTCCAGTGTAGTTAGTGCTGTTCCTGTAGTTGGTCCAGCAATATCCAGTTTAGGTTCAGCCGCATTTGGAATGATTGCAAGTGGTATTGATGCTTTAACTGGTGGTATTTTTGGATTAGTACCTCAACAAAAGTTACCTGATTTATCTTTAAATTTTTCATCATTTGGCGCATCAGCGCAAGGTAGATTAGTTTCAGTAAAACAAGCAATAATGACAAGGCAAGTAATCTATGGAACACGGAGGATTGCTGGGAATATGGTGTATGCTGAAACAACGGGTTCTACCAATACTTATTTACATTTAGTATTTTGTGTAGCTGGACACGAAATTGATAGTTTTGTGTCATTTAAAGTTAATGAAGATGAAGTAACTCTGGATGATGATGGATTTGTAACGGAATCAAAATATAAGGATGGTTCTACCAAAATGATACGGATAAAGACCCATACAGGTTCAGATGGGCAGAGTGCTGATGCAGATTTAGTTAGTGAATCCAATAACTTATGGAGTGATGAACATAAATTAAGTGGAATAGCATATTATTATGTAAGATTACAGTTTAATGCAACTGTTTTTCCAAATGGCATACCTAATATAACTACAATAATAAGAGGAAAAAAAATATATGACCCAAGAACATCAGCAACATTATACTCTGCCAATCCAGCATTATGTATAAGGGATTATTTATTAAATTCAAGATATGGATTAGGTGCAAAGACAGCAGAGGTAAATAACACTTCATTTAATGCTGGTGCTAATACTTGTGATGAAGATGTAACTTTAGCAAACCCAACAAATAAAACATTCAATGCTCAAAGTGCAGTTTCTTCAAGTAATGAAACCATAACTATATTAGGACATAATTTAGAAACAGCATATGCAGTTAGATATAATAAGAATAGCGGGACAGTTATTAGCGGGTTAACAGATTTAACCACATATTATGTAATAAGAGTGGACAATGATACTATTAAGTTAGCAACATCAATTAGTAATGCTAATAGTGGAACAGCTATAAACATAACAGCGGGTGCAGATCAAGACCAATTTCTACAAAGATTAGTAGAAAACAGATATGAATGTCATGGCATATTAGATACTGGACAAACACCATCAAAAATACTAACACAAATAACTTCATCTTGTATTGGATTAGTCTATTATTCAGGAGGTAAATGGTCAATAAAAGTGGGGGAATATATAACACCAGCAGTCACTTTAGATGAAGATGATTTGGCTGGACCAATAACTTTAGGTACAAGAAATTCAAGACGAAATTCTTTTAATGCAGTAAAAGGTATTTTTGCTGACCCAAATGAAAATTATCAACCAACTGATTTTCCAGCTATAACATCAAGCGTATTTGAAACTGAAGATAATGCGGAGAGAATTTTTAGAGATATTGAATTAGCATATACAACATCACCAGCTATGGCTCAAAGAATAGCCAAAATTCTTTTATATAGAAATAGAGAGCAAATGACTTTAACTGTTCCTGTAAAACTAACAGGATTTAATGTTGAAGTAGGTGATACGATACAAATAACAAATTCACGATTTGGTTTTTCCAGTAAAACATTTGAAGTGGCAAATTGGCATTTTGAAACAACAAGAAATGGTATGTTAATTATAAAATTAGTTTTAAAAGAAATTTCTTCAGCTGTTTATGATTGGAGTGCGGAGGAAAGCGAACTTACAAGTAATGATACTACATTACCAGATATATTTACAATCGCACCACCGGGATTAACTGCAACCGATGAATTAAGGGCATATAACCAAGAAGCTGTAACCGCACTAATTGTAGATGTAGCGAGTTCAAATGCATTTGTTACTGACTTTGAAGTGGAAGCCAAGCAAACAACTTCATCTAATTATGTAAGTTTAGGAAAATCATCAACTAATAGATATGAGTTATTAAATGTGGAAGATAATGTGGTTTATGATGTAAGAGCAAGGGCAGTTTCTACAGTAGGCTCAAAATCAGCATATTCAACAACAACAAGACAAATTGTAGGTAAAACTGCGCCCCCAAGTAATGTTACTAATTTTGCAGTTAATGTAATTGGTGATGAAGCTCATTTAAGTTGGACACCTGTATCAGATTTAGATTTATCGCATTATAAAATTAGGCATACAACAGAAAGATCAAGTCCAACCTATGTGGGTGCTCAAACGGTAGTAGAAAAAGTAGCAAGACCAGCGCAAACAGTTGCTGTTCCTGCTATGACTGGAACATATTTCTGCAAAGCTGTTGATAAGTTGGGAAATCTATCCGAATCACCGGCATCAACACAAGTTTTAATTGGAGATACAATATTTAGTCAAGTAAATACTATATCAACAGTTACAGAAAATCCATCATTTAGCGGTGCAAAGAGTAATGTAGTTGCAACAACAGATAATACTTTAATATTGGACACATCTACCAATTTTGATAGTATTTCTGGTAATTTTGATGATGCAACAGGTAATTTTGATGGTGGTGGTGGTTCAGTTGCATCTTCAGGTACTTATGATTTTGCTACAAAAACAGATATGGCGGCAAAATATAGAACTAGAATAAGTTATAGACTTACAGTTAATAGAGTAGAATATGTGGCATCATTTGACGATGCATCTGGTAATTTTGATGATAGGGAAGGTAATTTTGATGGTGATGTTAATGCATTTGATACTACTGATGTGGAAATGCAAGTAGCATCAACAAATGATGACCCAGCAAGTGGAGGGGCTACTTGGACAGCATATAGACCATTCCTAGCAACTGAAATGGAAGGTAGGGGGTTTAAATACAGATTAAAGCTAATATCTAATGATAATCAAGCCACACCTACAGTATCAGCATTGGCGGTTGAAGTTCAAATGATTGATAGAAGATTAGCTGGAGGAGATATAGCATCTGGAACGGCGGGGGGTGGAAAAGCTGTTTCATATAGCCCAGCTTTTAAATCATTACAATCATTACAAATTACAGGTCAGAACTTGTCAAGCGGAGATACTTATGCTATAACCAACAAATCTGCTACTGGTTTTACAGTTACATTTACAAATAGTAGTGGAAGTGTAGTAAATAGGACTTTTGATTATGTCGCAACAGGATACGGAACACTAATTTCATAGGAGAAAAATATGTCACAACATGATATGAATATTGCGAATCAGGGTTTCCCAGCTTTTCGTACAGATTTAAATAATGCTTTAGTTGCATTAGCAACGACATCTAATGGAACTTCAGCGCCATCCACAACATTTGCATATCAAATGTGGATAGATACAACAACTGCGGCGGCAAATGTTTTATATATTAGAAATTCAGCAAATGATGCTAATATTGAGATAGCAAGAATTAATCAATCAACTGGAAAATTTATTTTTTCAGAAACAGCTCAATTTGAAGATGGAAGTGCTGGGGCGCCAAGTATATCTTTCATTTCGGATTCAGATACAGGTTTTTATAGACAAGGAACAAATAGGATGGATGGTGTAAGTGCTGGAACAATAGGATTTACATTAGGAACATCAGGAATTGTTGTTAATGAAAACTCAGAAGATGCTATGGATTTTAGAGTTGAATCAACAAATGATACTCATAAATTATTCGTAGATTCATCAGCAGATCAAGTGTTAGTAAATACTGGAACATCTTCTACTATTGGTGGAATAATAAGTGAGTTTCAAATATCTTCTTTAGATAATGCTCAAGGAACAACTGCTATGATGAGATTTTCTAATGATGCGGTAGGACATGCATTAGCTTTTGGAAAAACCAGAGCAACATCAGTTAATACTTATACAGTTGTAGCTGATAATGATGTATTAGGTGCAATAGATTTTTATGGTGCAGATGGAACTGATTTAGCAACAAAAGGGGCATCCATTTTTGCAAGAATCAATGGAACACCGGGAAGTAATGATTTGCCAACAGAATTAGTATTTGGAACAACAGAAGATGGTGCGGCGGCAATAACGGAACGATTAACAATATCAAATGCTGGTCATATAGCCACAGTGAGTGGTGAAGCATCAACATCATCAACACCAGTATCTTTAACTGGTCAAACTGGTAGTGTTACATTAGATTTTGCAACTGGTGATAATTTTTTAATAACATTTGGTTCTGGTAATATAACAACATTGGCAGTTAATAATGAAACTGCAGGACAATCAGGGGTCTTGGTATTTACACAAGATGGAAGTGGAAGTAGAACAGTTAGTTTAAGTGCGAGTGATTTTGAAACAGCTAGTGGGGGCGGTTCTCCAGCTATAACATTAAGTACCGCGGCAAGTGCAGTAGATGTTGTTCCATATTTTGTAAGAGCATCTGGTGGAATTGTTTTAGGCACACCAATTCTTGCAGTCGGATAATGTTTAGTAAACCTTTATTTATATCATCAACATCTGCAACATCAGCATATACAATAGACCAATCAATTAGGTTTAACAAAGCCGATAGTGCATATTTAACTAAAACATTTGGTGGTTCAGCATCAAATAGAAGAACCCACACATATAGTTTTTGGGTTAAATTAGGTGCAAATGCCGTTGGTGTAAATGCTAATGGTGGATGTTTTTTCTTGTCAACAAATGATAGTGGTGCTAGTGCTGGAGATTATTTACATTTGAATGGAAGTCTTGAATTAAGGTATTGGTCAAATAATTCTTCGGCAGAAACATTTAAAACAAATCAAGTGTTCAGAGATTATAGTGCTTGGTATCATATTGTATTAGTAAATGACCGAGATAATGCAGTAGGAAGTGAAGCTGTAAGATTATATGTAAATGGTCAAAGAGTTACAAGTTTTTCAGTAGATAATATATCTGGAAGAAAAAGCCAAGATACTATGGTTAATGCTAGTAGTTTTTTGTGGCAAATACAAAGATTTACAAGTGGTGATGTTAATGGAGATTGTTATATGGCAGATATAGTATTTATAGATGGACAAGCACTATTACCATCTAGCTTTGGAGAATTTAAAGAAGATTCTGATATTTGGGTTCCCAAAGATGTAAGTGGTTTAACATTTGGCACAAATGGATTTTGGATTGATGGTAGAGATAGTGGGGATTTGGGCGATGATGAATCAGGGCGAGGTAATGACTACACAGCAAGTGGTCTTGCTTCTGATGACCAACAACCCGATTCGCCAACAGATAATCACGCAGTTTTTAATCCTTTAGATGTTGCTCATAATGGATATACAGCATTTAGTGAAGGTAATTTAGCAATTACTTATAGTGGATCATCAGCTAGAGAATTAGCAAGATCATCAATTACAATACCAGCAAGTACAGATGGTTTTTTTGAAACAAAAATGACAACAACTTTAGGAAGTGGAGTTGACTTTGCTATTGGTATTGAAGATGGTTCTGCTTTACAAGATGCTAGTAATACAACATATACAAATGCTTATGTTATAAGAGAAGATGGTACTTTTAGCACTAAAGGTAGTTCAAGTACAACTTCTTATGGAGTAAGTTTTACAAACAATGATGTTATTGGTGTTTGGAGAAAAGCAAATGGTGATTTAGTATTTTATAAAAATGGTACAGCAATGAACTCTGGAACACCAGCAGTAACTGGGGTAACTGGTGAAATGCATTTTGTTGCTGGAGGATTTAATGGGGGTGCTGGTATAGGTAGATTTGCATCAGGTCAATGGACAAATAAACCAACTGGGGTAACAGATTCTATGGCACTTAACACAAGTAATTTAGGGAGTTAATATGGCAGCACCAGCAATACCAAACGGAAGAACTCAATTTTTCAGCACGATTTATGAAGGGAATGGAAGTGGTAGACGAGCTGGAAAATTTGTTCCTTTTGAGGATGATGCCACGATTACCAATAGTTGTGTATTTGACCATG